TTTCAGTATTAATTACAATGGTAGTAATAACGAATCTATAACAGCAGAGATAGTATCAATAGAAGGAAGAACAGTATTAAGTAAGAATGTAGAGAGCTTTAACAATGTTATAAGCATAGATACAGAGTTATCTAAGGGAGTTTACATCTTAAGACTAACACAAGGGAATATAACAGAAGTAAATAATATAGTAATAAAGTAGGAATAAGTAAAATAAATTAGTAACTTAGCAGAATAAATAAACAAAGTAAAATTATGAAAACAAAAGAAGAAGAGTTCAACGAGGCACTAGCTAGAAACATGGAGCCAAAAAAAGTAAAGGGAGTTAAGGAAAGATTAGTATTAGCTCGTAAAGAGATACTAGAAACGAAAATCCAAAAGGAGGGTAAGAATACTTTTAGCAAGTATACGTACTTTACACCAAGTCAAATTACAGCATTAGTAACTAAAGCATGTATTAACAACGGTATCTTAACAGTCTTTAATATATTTAAGAGGGATGAAGATTACATAGGAGAGTTAACAGTACATTCTACTGATTCAGATGAGGCAGTTAATTTCACTATACCTACTGCAATGCCAGACATTAAAGCTACTAACATTACACAGAAGCTAGGGGGTATGGTAACTTACACACAGCGTTACTTAGAAATGGTAGCCTTTGGTATTACTGATAATAACTTAGACTTGGACAGCCAAGATAACAGAGGAGATAAGGTTAAGCCTACGTTAACTGCTGAGAGATTCCAAAAGGGAGTAGACAAAGTAGCTTCTGGAGATATGACAAAAGATGTTTTCCTTAAGTCTTTAACAGCTTATGAGTTAACAAATGTACAAACTAAAGCATTATTATTACTATGAAAAATCTAAAGATAAGAGCTTCTCAACTAGGGAAGATAATGACAAAAGATAACGCAACTACTATTACAGATAAGCAGCTCCTCACGTTAGAGGGGTTGCTGTCTAAGATAAAGTTAACAGAGAAGCAAGCAGAGCTTAGAGATGTTTTAATGTTAAAGAGAGATGCTAAGCCAGAATTAAGCACAGGAGCTAAGACCTACATAAGAGAGTTAAAGTTGTTTAATGAATACGGTATACGTCAAGAGATAAACTCACGCTACTTAGACAAAGGTAACGAGGTAGAGCATTTATCTATTGAATTAGCTGAGACAATGTTAGAGGAAGGTCAGTTATCTAAAAACGATGAGTTCTACGAGAATGATTATCTTATAGGTACTCCAGACGTTGTAACAGATAATGTAGTTATAGATGTTAAGTCAAGTTGGTCTGCTGCTACATTCCCTTTTTACGATGAAGAATTAAGGAATAAGACCTATGAGTGGCAATTAAAAGCATACATGTACTTAACAGGTTTAACGACTTCTTACTTGTGTTACTGTTTAGTTCCTACTCCTGAAGTTCTTATCTTAGATGAGATGCGTAGAGTATCTTGGAAGCGTGGAGAGGGTGCAGAAGTATCTAAAGCTACAGAGAATGAAGTGAGAGAATTTCATAACGTAGATAACATTCCTATTTGGAATAGAATTAAGAGCTTTAAGGTAGAGCTTACGGGAGAAGATATTAAACAAATTAAGGAGAGAGTAGAAGCAGCTAGAGAATATTATAAAACTTTAAATTAAAAATAGTTGTTATTCTAAATAATTGTATTAACTTAGCAGAATAAAATAAATAAATAAAACAAAGTAAAGATGAAAAAAGAAAACGAGGTAGAGAAAACAGAAGAAACAGGTGGTGTTGGAGCTATCATTCAAGGACTAATAGCAGTAGGTATGCTTATTTACGGTCTGTATGTATTAATAACAATGTAATAATAAATAAACAAAGTAAAGATGAAGTACACAGTAAAAGGAACTATTAAAACAATAGGAGAGAGAAAAGAACTAAGCAATGGCGCTAAGGTTTTAGATTATGTAGTTAACAATGTTTCAGAGAATGGTTGGGAAACTCCATTTAAGATTGAGATGTATAACAAACCAGAGAGAATTGAACACTTAGATAACTTCTTAAAGTTTAATAAGGTTGGAGACTCAGTAGAAGTTGAGTTCGACATCAAAGGTAGAGAATATGAGGGGAGAGTATTTAATAGCTTATCTCATTGGTCTATCAAAAAACAAGAAAATACTACACCTGTAGTAGAAGAGGTAGAATCGGATTTACCTTTCTAATATAAACTAATAAAACAGCCCCTATTCGTTAATTCGTTTAGGGGCTTTTTAGGTAAAACTAATAAGATTATGAAAGTAAACGAAATATACAACGAAAACTGCCTTGATACAATGGCGAGAATGGAAGATAATTTTATTGACTTAACAGTCACATCTCCACCTTACGACAGTTTAAGAACGTACAACGGTTATAGTTTTGACTTTGAGAGCATAGCCAAAGAGCTTTTTCGAGTTACTAAAGAGGGTGGAGTAGTAGTTTGGGTTGTTGGAGATGCCACAATTAAAGGTAGTGAAACGGGTACAAGTTTTAAACAAGCACTATTTTTCAAAGAATGTGGATTTAACTTACACGATACAATGATTTGGCATAAACCAAATGCAATGCCGCAAGTAGATAAAACAAGGTTTACACAATCTTTTGAATATATGTTTATTTTTAGCAAAGGAAAACCTAAAACAGCAAAACCATTAAAAACACCTACAAAAAATGGTGGTAAATTTTTATCAAGAGGTGATGGTAATTCTGAAAATATAAATAAAAAAGGTGGAAATAAAGTTGCAAAAGAAAGAATAGCATTTAATGTTTATAATCTTTCTGTTGGTGGTAAAAATTACGGACACCCTGCAGTATTTCCTGATAAACTTGCAAACGACCATATAATAAGTTGGAGTAATGAAAACGATTTAATTTATGACCCTTTTATGGGGTGTGGGACAACTGCGAAAATGGCAAAGCTAAATAATAGAAATTATATTGGTAGTGAAATAAGCGAGGAATACTGTGAGATTATAAAGGAGAGATTATTTGAACAACCTAAACTATTTTAATATGAAAACAAACGATAAAGAGAGAAAAGCTACACCAATATTCACAGGTGTATTAATGTACTTCCCAGATGCAATAGCAGAGGTTGCTAGATGTTCTAAGGCTGGTAACGACCAACATCATCCCAACACTCCTTTACATTGGGATAGAAGTAAGAGTAAAGAAGAATTAGAGAGCTTGACTAGGCATCTAATGGAAGCTGGTAAGTTTGATACTGACGGAATAAGACATAGTGCTAAGGTTGCTTGGAGAAGTCTCGCAAACCTACAGAAGGAATTAGAAAAAGCTAAAGAAGATGAAGTTTAACGAGATAGTAGAGAATATATTAGCAACTCCAAATGGAAGCGTTACGACTAAGAATAACTTATACTTTAGTAATATACATAACACTACTAGATTAATCAGTAACACAGTCTCTAAGATAGAAAACAAAGGGGTAAGTGATGAAGCATTATTACTTAAGAAACAACTTGAAGATTTACTTAGTGCGATTGTTAATAAAAATATAAGAATTAAAGCAGTAGGTGCTAGAAAATAATTATCTTTAAACCATGAGAGAATATAATGAAATTAAATATGTAGTAGAGTTCAAGACAGACAATGAAATGTTTAAACAGAAGTTTGTTTACACAGACTTCAACGATGACTTTGAAACTACGATACTGTTTGTTAACGAAACAACAGGAGAGGAGCTAACAATACGCAAGGAGAAGCTGGAGTATTCAATACAGAGACCAATCAGACATGATGAAGAATAAACAAAATAGCACAAAAAAAGTTAATTAAGATATAATGGAATATTTAGAAGTAGTACATAAGAGACACAATGAATGGTTAGCTATCGTTAAATCATTTGGCTTTTGTCAATATGCAGAGGACATAGTACAAGATATGTATATTCAATTAACTAAGGAACTACCTGTAAGAGTAGCAGATAAGAGAGTAAATCCTAAGTACTCTGGATTCACAGCAGAAGAGAGAGCAGTAGATAGTGAAGGCAACGTTAACTCAACTTACATTTGGTTAATCTTAAGAAGATGTTATAGCTATGCGTACAAAGCAGAGTCTAAGATACTTACTACAAATGTAGGAGAGGGGTTTGA